CTTCCTCCCGCGGCGCTATAAGTGGATCATTACGCCTAATCAAATGGCAAGAGGCTCGCCGATCAACCAACACATTCTTGATTCAACAGGAGTCATCTGTGCGCGAAACCTTGCAAGTGGTTTGGTCAGTGGTAAGAGTTCTCCCACTCGTCCGTGGTTTAAGCTGCGTGTGGGTACTATTGATAGCACTCAAACTAGTCCTACTTCACTTTGGCTAGCGGAATGCGAACGCATCCTCTACCTCATCTTTTCCGAATCCAACTTCTACAATGCCATTGCCGTCTTCTACTTCGACCTAGTCATCTTCGGCACCGCTGCAATGCTAATCTACGAAGACTTCGAAAACGTCATCAACTGCATCAACCCCTGCCTTGGCGAATACTACGTCGACATCGACGGCAAGTACCGACCCACCATCTTCTACCGTGAGTTCACCCTGACTGTATCAGCAATCGTCTCGGAGTTCGGCTATGACAATTGTTCCGAATCCGTCCAAAAAGCCTACGATGACAAAGGCGGCGCCAACCTCACCCGCGAAGTCATCGTGGCTCACTCTGTGGAACCAAATGACGATGGACGCGCTAGCGAGTTCGGCTTCGCAGAGCGGTTTAAGTTTCGGGAGCTATTCTGGGAATGGGGCGGGTCCGCTGCGCCCCAAGGATCCAACGTCCAGTCCCGCGGCTTCCTTCGCAAGAAGGGCTACCTAGAACAGTTCGCCATCGTCGATCGCTGGGACACCGTGTCCAATGACGCCTACGGCCGATCCCCCGCCATGGACGCCTTGCCCGATCAGAAGCAAATCCAACTCGAGACTCGGCGCAAGGCCCAGGCCATCGACAAGATGGTGAACCCACCCCTCGTTGCCGATGTCCAACTCAAGAACCAACCCGCCTCACTTCTCCCCGGCGGCATGACCTATGTCCAAGGTTTCACCTCCTCGGGCAAACCCGGCATCGCCTCGGTCTACGACACCCACCAGTTCCCGGTGAATGAAATCACCGAGGACCTGAATGAGGTGAAGGCTCGCCTTGGCAAGACCTTCTTCAATGATGTCCTCATGACCGCTTCGCAGTACGAAACCCGCAGCAATGTCACCGCGGTCGAATGGAACATGCGCAAGAGTGAGTCCTTGGTCGCCCTCGGCCCAGCAATCGATCGCGTCGACAACGAAGCCCTCGGCCCAACCATCGACCGGGTCTTCGCCATGGCCGCGCGCGCCGGCATCCTTCCGCCCCCACCGCCCGAAATCCAGGGCCAGATGATCAACATCAACTACGTGTCCATGCTCAAACAGGCCCAGGATGCCGCTGCCGCCGGTGGTATCGAGGCCCTGCTCAAGGTCGCAGGCGAACTCGTCGCGGTCGTTCCATCGGCCATGGACAACATCGATGTCGACTACGCGCTTGACAAATACTCCGCGCTTAACAACAATGATCCCAAGTTAATCCGGAGTCCGGAAGCATTGGCCCAGATTCGTGCCGACGCAAAGCAACAAGCCCAGGCAGCGCAGCAGGCGCAGATCGCTGAGCAGCTTTCCAAGGGCGCAGCCAACCTTTCCAACGCCGGACTCCCCATGGGGCCACAGCAATGATCCGTCGCCTCACCATCGACTGGGCCGCCAACATCTACGAGGTCACCAACCTTGTCGACCAGTTCGGCCACGACACCGAAGACCCGCTACTGGCCTCGACCTGTGTGATCAAACTCGGCGACAACGAATGGCTCCCACGCGATGCCACTGACATTCCAATCTATACGGTTCATTGATGGGAGCCCTCAACGCCTCCGACCGCAAATCCATCCGCAGCGCAGAGAAGGCCGCAGCGCTCCGCACCATCCAAGACCGCGAGGCCGTCGCTTCAATCATGTCCACCATCCCCGGCCGTGCGTGGATGTGGCGCCAACTCTCCGCAGCCCATATCTTTGCCACCGACTTTACCGCCGATGCACTCCGCGATGCCTTCTTCGCAGGCGAACGCAACTTCGGCCTTCGTCTGCTCGCCGACATCATGCTCCACTGCCCCGACGCCTACCTCCAGATGACAAAGGAAGCTAACAATGACCGATACGACGGTAACGACCGAAGCCCCGATAGTGGTGCCACCGACGACCCCCTTGCCCAACGACGCAGCGGCCCGCTCGCCGACGGGGGAGATTCTGGACAGGACAGCGGATCAGCCGAGGGATCAATCGCTGATCCCCCCGAAGCCGGCGGATGGAACCTCCTCAACGGACAAGTCAGCTGAGCCTGCGCTCGACAAGGACGGCAAGCCTGTAGTTGCAAAGCCCGCCGCTGACCCTAAGGCCATCCCCGACAAGTATGAATTCAAAGCCCCCGAAGGCATCGCGATTGACCAGAAGCTTGTTGACGAAATCTCACCCATCTTTAAGGAAGCCGGCATCAACGCCGAGACCGCACAGAAGCTGTTCGACTTCCACACCAAGGCCCTGACCGATGCGGCCAAAGCTCCGACCAATGCAGTGGAAACTATGCGTGCCGATTGGCGTGCCAAAGTCACGGCAGACCCCGAAATGGCCAAAGCGGTCAATGGCGATAAGACCGGGCTCGATGCAGTAAAGCTCGACATCGGTCGTGCGCTGACCCACCTCGATCCGACCCTATCGTCGGAGTTCAAAGCCGCCATGGACCTGACCGGCGCTGGCGACCACCCCGCATTCGTCAAAGCCTTTTGGAAACTATCCCAACTCGTCACCGAAGGCAAACACGTCAACGGCTCTGGCCCTTCGCCCCTTGGCCAAGTCGCCCCCGGCGCTGCCTCCCGGCCCACGGCCGGCAAAGCCCTTTTCCCCAATCTTCCGTAGTCGACCCTCAGAGAGGTTGAACAGCAAAGCTCAGATCGGACTCGGATGATGCACTATCAAGCTGAACCCTCAACCTCTCTTTGGAGACTGAAATCATGGCCACTGTTGGCTCTCTAGCCCTGACCTATGCGGACTGGGCAAAACGTATGGATGACGGCTACCGCGTCGCCACCATCATCGAGTTGTTGTCCCAGACCAACGAAATCCTCGACGACATGATCGTCATGGAAGGCAATCTCCCCACCGGGCACAAAACCACTGTCCGGACCGGGCTGCCCCAAGCAACCTGGCGCCTGCTGAACGCCGGCGTCCCTAACGCCAAGTCCACCACCGCGCAGATCACGGACACCTGCGGCAATCTCGAGACCTACTCGGTCATCGACAAGGACATCGCGGACCTCAACGGCAACACTGCTGAGTTCCGATTGAGTGAGGTGAGGGCCTTCCTTGAAGGCATGTCACAGCAGGTTGCCTCGACCATCATCTACGGCAACCAGCACATCAACCCCGAGCGCTTCACCGGCCTCGCCCCGCGCTACTCGACCGTCCAGACCGCCAATTCCCAGACCGCCAACAACGTTCTCGATGCCGGCGGCACCTCCAACACCAACACCTCGCTGTGGATCACTACTTGGGGCTCCGATACCATGCACGGTATCTTTCCCAAGGGCAAGATCACCGGGCTCCAGCATCGCGACATGGGCGAGTGGCCGGTCCAGGACGCTGCGGGCAACACCTACCAAGCCTACCGCGATCACTTCAAATGGGAAATCGGCATCACCCTCCGCGACTGGCGCTATCAAGCCCGGATCGCCAACATCGATGTCACCCAGCTGACGGGCGTCTCGGCCGCCAACCTGATCAACCTGATCGTTCGTGGACTCTACCGTCTCCCCACCGCCCCTGCCCAGGCCACCGCCATCCAGACCTCTGACACCCCCGAAGTTCGGGCCAATCAGGGCCGAGTGGTGATCTACAGCAACCGCGTGATCCGGACGTATTTGGACCTCCAGGCAATGAACAAGACGAATGTGTTGCTACGGCTTGAGGAATTTAACGGCAAGGTCGTTACCACCTTCCGTGGCATCCCCATCCGCACTTGCGACGCGATTCTCAACAACGAAGCCCAGATCACCTAACGGAGCAACCCCAATGATCCTCGACAACTTCCTAGCGTTCGATACGAACGTATCTCTTGCAATCGCAGTGGGCACCCAGGTCTCGACCAACGTCATCGACCTCGGTATCACCTCTGGCATCCCCACCTCAGCCAACGGCGGCGGTGCACGCGACATCGGCATCGGCGACGATCCTGCGATGAAGCTGCTGGTGCAGGTGATCACCACCTTCACCTCGGGCGGCGGCGGCACCCTCGCAGTCACCTTGCAGGGCGCAGTCGACAACGGCTCAGGCGCCCCCGCTGCGTTCTCCTCATGGTACACCTCGCCAGTGTTCGCCCTCGCCACTCTCGTCGCGGGCTCCCGCCTAATGGACATGGACATGCCGCGTCCGCCGGATGGCATCGCTGTCCCGCGCTTCCTGCGCCTTAGCTACGCCGTCGCCACCGCCACGATGACCGCGGGCAACGTCTCCTCGTTCATCGTCCTCGACCGCGACGACCAGATGTACAACAGCACGAACAACGCCATCATGGGTGGATACCCCGCCGGCATCACTGTAGCGAACTGAGGGCACCATGAACCTTAAACGCAAATTGGCTTTAGGAGGGGTAGCCCTCCTAATTCCAGGGGCAGCCCTCGCACAGGCCCAGCTGGGTTACAAAACCTTCCTCGGCACTGAAACTATCGAAATGACTACCGGCGGTCCCGGTGGCCAATCCTTCTACGCTACTGTAACCCAGCTACGCAATACCACTGGCTACCAACTGCTCGCAGCGGCTACCGGAACCATTGCGCCGTCCGCTGCGGTAGATAACCTACTCATCAACACGCAGCCAACCGGTACTACCACGATCAACACGCCGCTGAACTCGTCTACCCTGCCACTATCAGACGCGCAGTTGTTTGCGGTTTGCAACGT